ATAGTGTGAACTTCTCCCGCACACATTATCTTCTTCAAGAAATCTCCAAAACTGAACCTGACCCGTGACGATGTCATTGCATCGAACTCTGCTCTTGACATTTTTGTGCGTCTGTTTCTTTCGTCTTCTTTCATTTTTTGACACATTTTTTGAAATCTTGAAAGTCCTATATTGCCCTTGACGCTCATATTTGAGAATTCTTCTTTTTTTTTCTCGTTTGCTGAGAATTCTTGTGTGAGTTCTGTGGGGTTCATATTCGCACCCCTAGCGTAGTATATATATACTCGCTCATTCTTCTTGGAGAAGTTGAGAAAAAACTTGTCCCTACTGAATGGTACCAGTAGCCCACTCTATTCCGTGTTATATTTATATTATTTTTTGTTATCATTTTTATTTTTTATGGGGTTGCTCCCTTGCAACTCCTACATATACATATTCACACTTATATTTATGCATTAGTAGTATCTTATTAGTAGTGATATTTTTTAGTTGTTTTGTTGTCACTCGTTGTTTATCTTGTTGTTACTACTCAAAATATATCATTTTTGTGTATATTGCAGTGAAAACAAATTGTGAGCCAATTCCTCACTACTTTTATGATGTGAATATACATTATATCATAGAACTATATCTATTACTTTTAAATGCTCTCATTTGACAACGCATAACTACTACTTTTATTTGTGCGAAACGAAAATTAATATATATTTAAAGGGGCTAAGTTACTCTATAGTATCTTGAATAACTAACTCCTCTATTAATTTATTTACATCTATAGTTTTAATATTCGTTTTAATCCATTCTACTAAATTATTATTATCTAATATGTCATCAATACAATTTATATCTTCTCTAAAAAAATCTAGGTATTTATCTGTGTCAAAATATTCGTCTAATTCTGAGATTATTTTATCATTTGCATCACCACTACCAACATCGATATTAAAATAATAACATAATAACGCATTATCTATATCTATATTAAGAATATCGCTCCAATACTGCTCACTTAAAGCCGCTGGTCTAAAACCATCTCTATATATCTCTTCAATATATTGAATGAAATTTCTTTCTAAATACTCAATATATTCTTTCATATACAATCCTAATTCTTCTTCTATAAATTTTAAAATTCTACTATACATTATTCTTCACCTTTTTAAGTAGTTCTAATGCCTCTCGTAATATCTCGTATTTTTCTTCTTGTATATCAAGTATACGCTGTAAGATTATACTTGTAATATAATTATTATCTTTACCAAGAGTAAACTCATTCTTTTTATTTTCCTTTATAACGCCCTTATTTAAAAGGTGTTTAAGATACCAAAATAAAGCGTCCTCACTAACCCCTAATTCTCTACATATATTATTAGATATACTTACTCCGTGTAAATTATATCTAATAATATTATTAGTTAAAAGGTATTTAACAACTTTAAACAACTCATAATTCCTATTTTTATCGTTCATTTTAATCAACCTCAATAAATGTGTCTCTATCTTTAAACTCGTGTTTACCTTTTTTATGGAATAGCCATAAAACCTCGCCCATAAACTTATCTCTATTTGGTGGATATGCACACTCACCATCACTAAAAATAATTAATAGGTCGTAAACCTCTATATCTTCACACTCAAAACAACAACTAAAATCAGTTCCACCCCTACCTTTAATATTAAATGATGAAATTTCATCATCTAAATTATAAGTACTTTGTATTTTTGTGTCAAATAAAGATATTTTTATCTTACAATGCTTGAACTCGTTAAATATTCCTCTAATCTCTGTAAGAAATATATTTAACATCTCATTTGTAACGCTTCCGCTACAATCTATAAATATTCTTACTTTAACACTCTCTTTAATTGTTATTGGTAAGTAAATATTTGTAGCAGTACTATTTTTATGTTTTCTATTATAACTATAATCACTTATATTATATCCTTGTATCTTATTATTTAATACTTCTCTCCAGTCTAACTTACTTATAGTTAGTGTATTTATTATCTCTTCTAAAAATCCAGGTATATCTCCCTTAGATTTTTGGTATTCCGTAGCTTGTATTATCTTTTCTTTCCAAACTTTACTAATATCTTTAGTATCTCCTTGTATCTTCTCGTTCTTTTCTGTATCCATAAATTTATTATGGTCATCAAGATTATTATATTTATTTAGTTCTCTTTTTGTTTTTTGTGTTAAATTAATAATCTCGTTATATATTTGTAACCAATTTTTAATATTTAAATCATTAATAGTTATACTATTATTTAAGTGTATATAATTAGAGTATGGAATGACTCCTCCTTTTGGTAACTCATAATTATCATCTTTAAGCGTTACTATTGCTTGATTTACTTTTATGTCCATAGCAATATTACATATAGTTTTATCATAAGTATTAATATCTACAAATGTATGCATATATATAATATGTAATAACTCGTGTAATATTACCCCTCTAAGTTCTTTATTTGATAAACTTTCTAAAAATTCTTTATTATAGGAACATACTCCGTTTCTATTAATTCCAATCGTTGGACAAGTATTATCTTCTTTAAATTTAACATATAAACTAATATATGAAAAGAAAGGATAATTATATCCTATCTTCAATATATTTTGTTTAATTTTATCAAGTACCATATTTAATCACACATCCTTATTTTAATGGCTTCTTCTAGGTAACCACCTACTTTATCTCTTAATGCTTGTTCAATATTCTTTTGGTCGCCTATCTGTTTACTTACTCCATTTAAACCTTGAAATAACATAAGTCTAAATTCTGCTTCTAAACCTTCAAGTTTAAGAATAGTTCTAAGACTATCTTTATTATTCTTATAATGATTTATTAACGCACTTATAAAACTAAACTTCTCATCAATACTTAAACCTTCTATTGATTGTTTACCTTCAAGTACTTTTTTAATATCCCATTTATTAGACATATTAATAAATGCAAATAATTCCATCATAACTCCCTCATTCAAAAATGATGCTATAATACCTTTCTTAATATCTTCGTTAATTTCAGTATTAAGAACCTTATTAACTTTCTCCCATAATCTCGGACATAAAGCAGTTCTTCCATCCATTTTCTCGTCGTACATCCAAATACGTCCAGTATTATTTTTAAGATAATAAATAATTGCTGTATCAAACCCATTCTCAAAACACCATTCTAACCACCCATCAAAGTTCATACATATTTGTAGATGTGCCATTCGTGTAAGTAATGGTACTTGCATTTTTGTAACTCTTGCTCCATCTTCTCTTCCTCTGTTACCTGCTAATACTACGCTATATCCCTCAGGTAATCTATTACCACATAACTCTCTATCATTAACTATCTGATAGCAACTATTTTGTACGCTATCACTTGCTAGATTTATTTCATCAAAAAATAGCAACCCATAGCCACTTCTTGGAAACCATTGTGGAATAAACCAAATAGTCTCTTTATTTATTCTGTCTAAATCAGGAATACCTTTAATGTCGCTTGGGTCTAGTTGTGACAACCTCATATCAATTAATACATAATGTTTATCACTATCAATATCTTTCCAGTCCTCACTATAGATTAGCCCTAACTCTTGTGCCCTCTTTCTTGCTACTTGTCTTACTATTTGGGATTTACCAACACCAAACGCCCCAGTTATCATTACTGGCTCTTTAATCTTAATATATACCTCTAAATATTTATTTAGTTCCTTTGTTGTAACTTCTCTAATATTGTTCATTCTAATAAACCTCTTATTGTTGTATCTTCAATTACTTCTTTTAGTAATTGCCCATCTTTATTTAAATTAGTTACTTTGTCTAATTTATTCGTATCAAAATAATTAATATTACATTTAATGAATACTAAATTTGTTTTTAATTCTCCTCTATAACTACTTCTATGATATAATCCTTTTCCTATTTTATATCTATATAAATTACACATATCCGGCTTTAATTCAGCAAAATAAATACTATTTTTAATCTTAATAGGTTTATTTTTCTCTAATACTATTTTTAAAAGAGTATTATTTTTTTGTTGTCTACATATAATATTTTCTTCTTTTTTTGTTATTGTACCAATTTCTTTTTTAAACAATAAATTCCTATTACATCTATCCCCAAAAAATAATTTATTTGTTAAATTATATCTTTTTTGTAAATTTAATTTTTCTAATTCTAATAGTATATATCCAAAGTAAAAACCTTTAATAGTACTGTAAGTTATACATTGATTATTATTTTGTAAAAACTCGTAATTTATTCCATATACTGGGTCTATTATATAATATCTATTTCCATCTCGGATATAATCAAATTTTCTTCCTTCTTTAAGAAAGATAATATTTAGTACGCTACATATGTCACGAAATACTGAATAATTACACTTTGATAAATCACAATTAAATCTAATATTACTCAATTCCGCACTAATTCTTATGTCACCAATATCTTCAATTTTTATGATAAATATGTTTTTGTCATAAGTAACATATTTATCATCATAATTATTATAATTATGCCACCTACTTAAAATCTTATTTTTATTTATTTTAATCATTTTTTTATAATCTCTCTTATAACAATATCTTCTATAATCATATTTTTTAATTTATCAGTTATATTAAAATCTTTTAAATTTTTAATAATATCATTAGATATATAGAACGATTTTAAAAAAACTAATTTATTTTCTACATTTATACAATTATATATATTTCCTCTAAAATATAACTTATCCGGATATACATAAAAATCATAATCATTAATTGTAAAAAATACTAATAATTCTTTATTCTTACTAAATAAATTTATGATATTCTTATCATGTATAATAACCTCATCATTAATAAAATCAATAGGCTCAACCATCTTAATAAGTTGTTAAATGTATATATGCCCTGTCAACATAACTATAATCAAATACATTAACTTTAATTTTTCTTTTAATTAATTCTTTTATGACTAAATGTTGAACTCTACTTAATCCAGTTAATAACAAATTTATTTGTTTTGTATTCTCATATTTATTTAAATAAATATCAATACAATTATTGATATACTCATATAATTTGTTCATATTCACAAAATTAAGTAAATCCTCTTTAATTTCATCCTCTAAGATATACTTCTTAATATTGAGTTTGTGCCTCCCTCTAATTAAGATTGTATAATCTTCATTAATTTCTTCTACTTTTACTATTTTATTTTTTAGCATTTTTTGTATCAAATTTTTTGTTTATTTGATAAATAATATTAAGAAACAAAATATTATAAATTTGTGTTATCACTTTTGAGTAGAGAACTGAAAACCCAAAAGTTTTTAAATTAGAAAAGTTTATAAAAAATAGAAAAAAAAATTTTAAAAAAATAAAAAAACAAAACATCATTAAATAGGCGTATAATGGGCTTATTTGGGGGTTTTGGGCAAAAACACGCCTGAAACACCATAAAAAAATACATTTCTAAGAGACATAAAACACAACAAAAAAATAAAGTCTCTTGTAATTTAGTTTAAATTGCTTCATTTGACTTTAAGATTTTTTTAAAAATATACTCAAAAAAATAATTTTATATATATTTAAAGGCGATTTTATTTTTGTTCTTTTTTAATTTGAAAATATAACTCTCTAAAACCTTTTAAAACTATTGCTGGAAAATTATATTCATAAGCCATCTTAGTAAAAGGCATATTTATTTTTGGATATTCTTTGTATCTTATAATTATATTATTCTCATTAATAATCTTAACTTCAGGAATAAGGTTATATTCTCTTTTTAATCTTTCTATACTTTCTCTACTTAATTGTTTTAATACCATACTAATAATATAGATTTGTTTTATTATAAACTTATCTACTTAGTACAATCTCCATTGTTATAATTGTTAGTATTATTATAACTGCAATTTCAAACCCAAAAAGATATCTAAGTAAATAATAGAATAAATACAACAAAACATACATAAAATATTTGTAAATTATATTAATTATTTTTTGTATCTAAATATATTATAATCTTCTATATTATATTTCCTAATACACAAACTACAAACATATATCTCTTCAAAAATATTTTTATGTCGTAAACAATAATTATATTTTCTATTACAACAATCCTCACATTTATTATCAATCATATAGTTCTCCTCCATATGTTCACGGAAAAATCTCTCCTACAAATAAAATACTGTCACATTTCTCACAAGTCTTTCCTTCATATAATGTAGTAGGAAATTGTGCTTTATACTCTTCATATGTCTTCGAACAATCTAAACATTTTGTCATTTCTTAGTCCTCTCTGTGTTCTAATTCAATCCTAATTCTATGTAATTCGTCCCTAATTTCTCGTAATACTATGATTATTTTATCTTCAAATTCCGACATTTTACCTTTAACACCGTTTTTTGATTAATTTTAATCTATTTTCGTTAATCCCATATTTCTTAATATACTTCTCAACTAATTCAGGAGTTGTAAGTAACTTAATTTCTGCACTAGCAGAGGATAATTTTTCTCCGTTCCAAACTTCTTGTGTTTGCTTCTCTTCTTTGTATTTTTTCATTTATTTTTCCTATAGTAAAATTTACATTCTTCTTTCAATTCGTTATTTAGAATCAAATTTTTAATCTTCTCAAGTTCTTGAATTTTTACTTCATTCTTGATTTTAATTGTATTTCTATCTGCTTCAGGAAATTTTTTAATCTCTTTTAAAATTTTAAGTAATATCTTTTTCCTTAGATCAATATATACGATCAAATCTTTCTTTTCCATTAATTTATCTAGTATTGTCATTTTTCCCTTAACCTCGTCTCTTCTTTGTATTTTTTCATTTATTTTCCCTCCTCAAAACAAATCTCCGACTACTTCATCATTTACTATCTCCCAAAATTTATCTTTTATCTTATTATATATCTCCGACTCCGTATCTGTCAAATTCTCGTATTTTGTTTTTTTCCTAAGATATTCTCCAAAGTCCTTAATTACATTATATAAGTTATTTGAATTGACAAAAATATCATATTCCTCTTGTGATTCAGGTTCAATTGTAATTTTTTTCATCTTTCGATCCACTCCTTAAAAAAATCTGATTTTAATTCAATTCCTTCTTCATTTAATAATTTCATATCTTCTAGTATTTCTAAGAAATTATATACCGTATTTATATCTCCAATCCTCTTGATTAATTGTATTCCCAACCCATAATTATCATTCATTTACAAATAACACCCCAAATTAAAAATCCTGTTACTACAATAGCAACAATACCAACCAACCATAATGGTTCTCCACTTATACTTAGTATCTCAATCATTTTTATTTATTTTATCTGTCTTGATATATCTTTGTGCATCTCTTGAATTATATTCAACACCAGTTAAACTTTTGAATCTGTTCTTGTATCTTTCTAAGTTAACCGCCCATTCTAATGTAACTGTAGGAATTATAGCGTCTTTGAAGTCATTACTAAACTCGTCCAATAAATATTTGAAATGTTCTATTTTTTCCACACAATCATCTATATACTCTTGTTTATGTAACAATAAATCCAAGCTTCTTCTTACAAATCCTTTCTGCTCAAAGTTATCTATCTTCTCCATTTTTATCACATCTCAAACACATAATATTATCTATCTCCCATTTATTTTGTAATTCACAACCACAAATCATACATCTGTCCATTTGATATTTTTTAACGCCTCCAAATCTTTTTTTGCTGTATCAATTAATTCTTTGAGAAACTCTTTGTATAATCTCACATCATTAACTGAACGCATAGGACTAATAATCTCTTTTGATTTATATTTAGTAGTAATACAAATCCTCCCCCTACTTCTAACAATATTAATAAGATTTAGAGAAGGATTAATTTTATTTATCTTCTCTTTCAACTTATTTACTGATTTAATATATCTTTTATCTCCCATTTTACATAAAAAATAGTATCTTAATACTTGCGATACTTACAAGAAACATCCATAACAATAAGATACACTCACTTATTATTTTTAGTACTTTTTCTTGACTTTGTTTTTTCACTTTTTTTATTGTTACTCTCTCCATTTTCAATCTCCTCAACCAATGATTTTATAATTGGGTTATCTTTGTGTTTATTGAAAACTTTTGTATAATTATCAATCTCACTAACTAATAGCTTAGTAAATAAAACTTGTAATATAATCATATTGATAGTTCTACCTGCAGTATTTATAAGTTGTTCAGTATACTCTTTTCTATACATTCCTAAAATATTCCTTTTCTTCATAGTATTACATTTATCAATCTCATTATTGCAATTTTCAATAAGTCCATATAAACCATCAGCCATAATTTTATACTCTTTTATATTAACCATTTTCAATTATCTCTATAATAGTATCTTTTACTTTATTCTCATCTTTCCATAATTTATTAGCTACCACATAACAATTCTCATCATTCAATACTAATGCTCTAGCCACTTTCAAAGTATCTTTTTGTAATCTCTCTCTGTCTATGATTATATTTGCTTTTTCATCAATAGACAAATAACGAGCATAGAAAGTATTAACCAAAAGATTAACTGCTTGACCTTGCTTTACTGCAAAATCTCGCTTACTAATTATTATTTTATCAGTTACCATTTTGGATAAATATGGTAATATCGCTTAGTATTTAATCTTTTGTTACTACTCCACAATCAACTAAATTTTGTTGCTCCAAACCAACCTTCTCTAAAGTTCTATTTAAATCATTATTTTTTAATTTTGGCTTTAAAGCATATCTCTTAACATTGAAATTTCTACGCAACATATCAAAATAATTACGCTCTGACTCCCCCTCACAATAAATATTAAGACAAATCTTAACTTCCCTTGTACACATTTGGAAAACCCCCCAATACTCCCTCCTTGTAGTATTCCCCATAATTTTTATTTATTTTTGAATTAGACTTAACAATATCATGTAAATTAACAATATTACTTACGGCATCTTCCTTTTCAATAATATTTATTTGGTCACTCCTCAAACAATTCAAAATCTCGGGTTGGTGAGTCGTAAACAATAATTGAGAATTTACCTCTTCACCACTAAAATAATCAAGAACAAACTTTACAATCTCTATATTAAAAGAATTTTCAATTTCATCAAACAAAATAACTGAATCTTGATTCATCTTTAATAAATTATAAAACATTGCAATAAATTTTCTAGTTCCACTGGACTCCGCAAGAATAGAGACTTTAAATAACTCATTATTATGCTTATGAACTAATACTAAATCCTGTATTTCCTTTTCTAAAATTTTTTGTTCAATAGTCCCAGAATTTTCTCCATTCGGGATTAATGAAATATGTTTTACTTGAGTTTTCACAAGTTCCAAATCAACAATAGAAAAATCAGCAAAACATAGTTTTTCTAATAATTTTTCTTTCAAAAACTCATCCTTCAAATAAGAAAAATCAATAGGCAAAGTAAAAACCGCATTTAGAGAATACAATTTAGTAAAAAACTCAAATACTGGTTTCAAAACTTGAGAATTCAATTGAACTGCCCTTGACAAAAATAAAGTTTGTGGAATTACACTATCCTCAACAGATTTTAACTCTTTTTCATATTTTTCATTTTTAAAAGAAAAGGTTTGTTTTTTTCTAAAAAATAGTTCTTTAGGTTTCTGAGTTTCATAAACAAAGGCATACTCCTCTACAACTTCAATCTCAGTATAAGAAAAACCATAAATATATTTCTTTCCTTCCGAAATAAAAGTTATTTCAAATTTAATAGGACCAGGGTTTTTTGCAAAGTTATTATATCTAATTTTTGTGTTAATTATATGATTCGTAGAATTTAGAACCATCGCCTTCATAAAATCAAGACCTTCAAGCAAAGAAGTTTTACCTGAACCATTAACTCCAACCAATCCAACAACTTTTAATAATTCAAAAGTCTTTTTTTTATTAACAAATTTCATACCTAAATGCTCCTTTGATTTCTTTTCAAAATCCAAGCTTTGTTCTTCTTTGTAGGAATTATAATTTTTTAGTTTAAAATTCAAAATCATAATACTTAGTATCTTTGTTTATTTATAAACTTTCCGATATTTTCAACTTTCCTCAAGAAAAATCATAGAAAACTTAAAAATAAACGTAAAAATCTAGATTATTTTTGAATTTATCAGTTACCATTTTGGATAAATATGGTAATATCGCTTAGTATTTAATCTTTTGTTACTACTCCACAATCAACTAAATTTTGTTGCTCCAAACCAGTAGTATCAAAACAATGTTTCCTGAACTCACAGAATGAACAAGGATAATATTCAATGTTTGCACCTTTGATTTTGTCAGGCAAGTCACTTAACTGGATTTGAGCGTACAATTTCTCAAAATCTTTCAAAATTTCTTTAACGAAGGACTCATCATACTCAACCTCAAACTCCTTCAACTCCGAGGTGTTTTTATTCTCATACAATAATATTCCTTTCTTTATGCCTGTAAAGTGCAGATATAATTGTAATTGTCCCTCGTGTTCTAATTTTGGTCTCTTCAAGTAATCTGTACCGTGTATTCCATTCCAATCTTTTTGTGATTTTATCTCTATAATATATGGTTCATTATCAATTATACAAATACTATCTACATAACCGTGAATAGGGATTCCTTTGTACTCAGTCTCAATTCTAAACTCGTTCTTTATTTGAATTTTCATCTCATCAAATATCTTCTGCCATCTCTGATGTATAGCATCACCTAAATCAAATATCCTAAGTGTTGTCTCGGGAGTGTTTATACTTTCTACTTTCTTCCAACTATAATATACTTTTCTAGGACATTTGAAAGCATCAGTAGGACTTAGTGCAGTCTTTTTGTATTCTTCATTCTCTTTCTTACTTTTCTCTCTCATATAAGAGTTTAGTTTTAATATCAATCTATCTTTTACCATTTTTAATTTATATTATATTGAGGTATAGTTCTAGTTATATGTATTCCTAACATAGACATATATTCAAAATATCTTTCTATGACAATATCACATAACTCATTATACTCTTCTTGATCTTTTGCATATGCTTTCAAAATAAGTCTAAAATTACTCAAGTGATGATTCATACGATTATTTTTATCTCCTCCAAGTATCTCTTGACTATTCCAAATCCAATCCTCTTTCCCTTTAAGTTCCTCATAAAATCTTTCTTTATAATACATTAAACTCATTACCCAGTCACGCAAGTCATCTTTGTGTCTAAGATATACTTCTCTATCATTCTCTATATCAAACTGTTCCAAGTTAATCCTACCACTGAAATATAACGGAAGAAATCTCTCTTTTGTTGCTAGTGTATATAAATTATCAAAATATTCTCCTCGTTTATCTTTGGATATATTAGGAGGCATATAATAACTTAACTCGTTATATATGAAGCCTATACTTAGTTTACTCAAATCATAATTATCTTTTGTTTTATATGTAGTACTTGTAAGTGCATTATTAAGTAAATCAGTTCTACCATCACTTGCTCCTCTAAATACATACTCTAATGTCTGTTTCTTTGCTATATCTAAATCCATCCACTCATCAATCACTAACAAGTCTTGTCCATCAAACATAGTCATTAGTTTTGGGTCACTCTTTGGACAATATACCTTTGCTGTTCTTGTTAAGTTACTTAGTACTTCTATAACCCCGTTCTTACCAAATCCAGCACCAGTACACACTCTCCAATTATATTTTCCAACAAAACTCCCTATAATCAATAACTTATACACTAAGAATTGCTTTGGTTCTGTATGTTCAACATTGAAATAATTATCAACCAACTCCCTAAAGGTAAGTTTTTTCTCTGCGGGTATCTTGAAAGACTTCAAACCAGTGTTGGTTGGTATCATATATATCGCATTTTGGTACGGAAATTGTTCCATAGTTGCTATTTTTAATGGTAACATATCTCTAATATCTGTATTTCCAAGTAATTCAGGTAATATTACTTTCTCTTTTCCAACATTAACTAACCAGCCCTTTAACTCGTCGTAAACTGACTTACCTCTACTATCCTGCCCTACCTTTTTCTTGAAATATTTTCTTTCCTGTAAATCATCAATGTCAATTATATTCTTATATTTCTCATTTTTGAAGTGGGATATAACTGAATAAGACCACATTTTAGGGCTAAAATTCATCATCACCCACCTCCAATGTATCTAGACTAGAAAAAGTCTTGTTTAAAGCAGTTTCCTTTCGTCTAAATGGCATATTCTTTACTGGCTCACTCGCCTTAATCTTACAAAATTGCTTAGATACTACGAATTTTCCCTCTTTTTTCTTCAAAGTTATACCTACAAACAACTCTTGACCATCAGGAAATATTGATTCAATATCAACAAATCCTGTCATCTTACAGCAACTCCTCTAAATCTACATCAATCATCTCCGGGTCTTCATACTTCTTCTTAGTACTTTTACTAGTGTCAATGTTACTATCCAAGTAATTACCCTTATTTCGTTCTAAATAAAACTTCACTCCATTAATCTGATGCTTAATTCCTTTGTTATCTACATATGAATACATACTAGACTTTGCTCTAACAAGTTCTCCATTTAGTACTTTACCTGCTACCAAGAAATCATACATAGTCTTTGTAAGCGTCAAGAAACATTCCTCCCCATCAACCTTAATCAAACAACTATATGCCTGAAATGACCTCCTTTGTCCATTCTTTATATGGTCTACAGTTTTAGGTGTGAACAACTTACAAAACTCAAAATCTAATGACTTGTCTCCAAGTTTACTATTTCTATTGTCCAATAGCCTAATTATTCTCTTACCCTTACTCCTACTCACAGTTATATCGTCTAAGTTAATCTTCATTTTTTATGTCTTTAACCTCACATACTAACCCCAAATCTAAGTCTAGTTGATACCAGGTATTACTATTCTCCTCGTGAACCTCTATAAACTTCTCTGCTAATTTCACTTTTGGGTTCTTCTTGATTTGTTCGTGTATTTGTCTACATCGTTGCTTATTTTCTATGTACCAAGAGTTATATTCCTCTTTAGTCCTGAAAAAGTCTCTTGCTTGTATTATTTCCATTTGGGTAAATATAGGTAATAGCAATTAATATTAAATAATTATTGTTAACTTAATAGTAGTGAAAATTTGGGAATATAATACTACTAAATTTAGTAATATATTACTAGTAAATATAGAAGTAATATTTTATCTTTGTTTGGAAGCTCGCTTACGCTGTAAGCTCACTACCAAACCTATGGGGGAGTTTGGAGGGCTTAAGCCCCCCTATAGTCCCCCCGTAAATAGGGTCAATAGGAAATTTCTGCCTCTGTTATCATTTTGTATGTATTCCAACACACAATCAAACAGACATATGACCCCATTCCAAAACTCTAGTGAGTTTGTATGGGAATCACCCCCGCCGTTCTTTCCGAGAATACCGCCGTCCTAAGAATACCTCAGTTGTAACGCCCGTAGAGTTCTTCATTGTTGATGCAATCTCCTCGAAACTCAGTCGTCTATAACCAACTACAAGTATTCGCTTATTTATAAATCTTTCTAAAAATACAAGAAAAATTGGTGTTGTATCTGTTGGTAGTTATAAATTGTTAAATACTAATTGCTCTTATCTAATGTATGTTTGAACAAAAAGACAAATGCATACAAATGGCGTTGTTATATCACAATATGTTACACGCAATGCCTAGTAAAGCCGAGAGACAAAAAATAAGAATGCTCAAACAACTCGCAAAAAATAAAAATTCTAGTTTGTGGGAAAAGACATATGCTTGTTCCAAAGAAGATTATGACAAGTATATGAGTGACTGGATACATAGGAGCGTTATAGAGTTAATGCAATACATAAATAATTGGGAGACTGAAAATGGAAAGATTAGATATTGAAAATAAAGTTAATGATGTTCTATTGAATATAATCGGATTTAATGATGACCAAATGGCTAAACTCAGGAATATGAAATATTATTCTTGTCCTGCTAGTACCAAATATCACGGTAACTTTGAAGGAGGACTTATAGCACACAGTTACAGAGTATATACTACTGCTCTAAAGATTAATGAAGCTCTAAAATTAGATTTGCCAATTAGAAGTATCGCAATAGCATCTTTATTTCATGACATAAATAAATTGTATGCATACAAGTATGATGGTAAGAAATATATCAAAGATGAAGAGATGCTTGGTGATGGTGACCTTAGTGTTAATATGCTAATTGCAAACTTCAAATTAGATTTGAATACTGGAGAATATTATGCAATAAGATACCATAATGTTTTTGAGGAAGTTTACAAGACAGAAATATTCTCAAAATTATACAAGAATTTCAAGAAAGAATATTTATTATGTTGGCTCATACAAACAAGTGATATGTACAGTGCTACTGTATTGGAGATATAAAAATGGAAGATAAAGATTATTTTATATTTACTGACATTGAACGAAAATTATTTTTATCTAATTTTGTAAAAGAAATGTATAATGAAGAAAAAGATAAATATTTAAATATTATTTCAAAAAAATATATTAATAACTTTAGACATTTTGATTCATTCGTTAATTTAAAAGAAGATAAATGGTATTGTAGATTAATATTTTTGAAATTTCTTAAACATGATTTTGATACGTTATTAGTTAACTATAACTCATTTGAGAATTTTGTGAATACACAATATATATTAGATACACAAGAGATTAAGAATAAAAAAATTGAAATATTAAAAATTGTATATAATAGAGTTATTGAACATTTTGTAATAATAGATTTACTTGGAGAAGGGTGATTAAATATGAACATAGAACTAAAAAACTTTTATGACTTTCTTACACAAGGAAATACTGCTATTTATGGTACTGGATTACAAATTGGTAAAAGCACTCCACGAGTCTCCTTTGTCAATTCTTTTGAGGAATTAGAAAAATTAGTTCAGGGGGGTAAAATTACCCATATATCTTATAATCCTTACAAATCTTGTGATAATTTTAAGACAGAAAATTGTAAAGAAATAAATATGATTGGATTAGATATTGAGAGAACTGATAAAATAAAACCAGAAACAGTTGATAGATTAGTAGAATTAAATTGCTACATATTAGTATTGACAGAGTTACTACATTTGAATGAATATATGTTACTTAGAAGTGGCAATGGATTTCACATGTATATTCCAATAACTCCAATAGAATTAAATGATACAAATAGAAATTTTTTAAGAGAAGGTTATAGAAATTTTATTAAAGGTATACATAATATCATAGCAAGTGACAAAAGAATAAAAGACAAATTTAAGTGTGATGACAGATGTGATTTAGTTGGTATGCTTAGACTCCCGGGAGTAGTGAATCCAAGTGCTAATAGATTAGTAATTGTTGAAGATATAATTAGAACTAACACAGAAAAAAACACAGAAATACGAAAATGTCTACTAATTTCAGTAGAAAATGCTATAAAAGATATGAATTTCACTATCGGAAAGGTGCGACAACCAACATCGTTACTACTTCCGAGTAATCCTGTGGAATTAAATTCACACCCTTTAGTGTTACTACTCATGGATGATACACTACCAAGAGTTAGTGGCTGGTATAGAACTGTTGTTTTTGCTCTCCAAACTATTGTTAGAGAATGTGGCTTTACTGATAAAGATGTTAGACAATTACAATATAGAATAAATAATAAATGGGATATGTGTGTTAATTTAACAAAATGTTCCAAAGGAGATTTACATAGTGCATATTATGGTGCTATAAACTTTTGCAGGAAAAATGGATTTAACGAATATGAAAAACAATTATGTGGGTTGCTCACTAGTAAGATATAACTATTACAAGATTAATAAGTTGAAGAAACTAGAACAACCGTATATAAAAGAATATAATGGTACTAAAGATAAAGTAAAGAAGAAAGAAATCTTTAAGATTATTGTTGAGTTTGAGAATAAGATATTAAATATACAGAATGAGAAGTATGAGAAATCTCATAGAAAGATTGAAAATGCGAATAGGAAAAAAGTATTTGAACGGAGGAAATTACACCGTGAACTCAAGAAACAAGGGAAGTAGAATTAGAAGATTATGTATTAATCTTTTAGAAGAACAAGGATTTAGTGTTGCTGTTGTTGAGAGAACAGGAAGATTTATTCAGCAGAAAGATGCGTTTGGTGTTGGAGATTTACTTGCAATTAATAAGTATAGGGATAAACCAGTACTAATACAAGTAACAACAAATAAACCACATACGCATTTATTATATAGTGAGTTCTCAAAGAATTATGCACACATTATAGATTTGTATCAATATGTTTGGATTGATAGAAAAGGTTTTAAGATTTATCACTACTTGAAGTCTGGAAAATATGTTGTTACTCAAATAGAAAAATAAATTTTATATACTTTCAAGAATTACAATATTTACCCGTGAGGGAGATGATTAAGCACCACAAGTGTTTATGATTAGATATTGATAGTTAATTGAGGATGTACTGGCGAGATATATTCTATTTATTGGTTAAATGGATGATGAATCCAGTACGCACTCCCGCATAAAAATGATATGGTCTAAATATTGTATTGATGAAACAAAAGGATTTGATTTGGTTGAACAAACTAAAACACTAAAGCCAAGAAAAATAGGCAGATATGTACTAACTCTAGAAGAATGTAATGAAATATTAAAAAAAAGGATGTACTAAATGAACAAAGGATTATTTTTGTTGTATGTATTTATTTCATTTCTTGTGATTAGTTTTATTACAATTCAAAGTCACTAAATAATTATTTTATTTATCTTTGTATCTTACCAATAAATAAATCTTATGTCACTTGTATCAACATATTTACTTGAACCAGTATTATTCTCTATCTTATATCTAAGTTCACTATCATATTCTCCATTAGAATTATCCCCAATATACACTTTACCAAAACTATCAACACTTCTCCAAACATTGTTACCACTATCTATATACAAATCAAAACCGTCACCATTATTCTGATTAACAAAGAATGTAACCTCTCGTATATTTTTTCCTGGTTCTTTCTGGATAATTGTACTAATAATTATTTCTCCATCATCAATGCTATATCTATTATTAACATTATCAAATGTTGCAGTAGTATTATCTGTATCTATAAATTCCTCATTATAATAATTCTCTTTGAAATGCTGATTAGGATTAAGTACTGCCTCAAATACTGGGTCTTGTCTTGGTGCATCAAGTTGTAAATTATCATTGTCAAGTACACTTGGAGAATATACTCTGTCTAATGAAATCCCTATAGGATTAAAGGCGACTTGGCTCTTAATAACTATTGCTTTCTGTCTTAATCTTAGTTTCTCTCTTGGAAACAAATAAGACTCATTCAAATCTGCATCACCATCAAGATTATGTTTTGTATTCACTACACTATCTAAATCTACTTCAGCCATATTATTCCTCGTTAATATCAAACTCTACATAAGTATCAATATATAATACTTGATCATTTGTCTTATCAAACTGAGGAAATACATTCCTTGTCCAGTAAGTAGTATTATCTAAACTTATTAAACCAAATTCTTGGAATCCATTTCCATTACCTATTCCTTCTGGTAAATAATAACTTACCTTGAAACCATTAGTCAAATCTGATTTAGTAATTGTTAGTTCAGTAGCAGAGACTCCTGCAATTAATTCTGTCTGTGAGATATTCCAAACAGTTCCATCTGTTCCTAACTTACCCTCGTTAATATCATTCTTAATCAAAGATAAAGCCTTTGTTCTTGCACTATTTAAAAATGCCATTTTAATTTATTATAGATAAGTAAGTTTATAAATATGTTTATTCAATAGATGTGTATGGTATTAAACGATTTATTAAGACATCCAGATATTATTGCTAAATTAGATACTTATTGTAGAATTAAAGATAGTTCTGATTACTATATACAAAGAATATTACGAGACGAAACAAAAGCACAATATAGGATTAGTGACGCAGAATTTAATGAACTTGTTAAAAGATATTCTCTTTATGAAAATTATAGACGAACCTAAGTTTTTTACCGTTATCAAGACGGATGCTACCACAAGGTAACTAATTACTGGTTCTTAGTCTTACTCGCCAATTTATCTACCATATCTAATAATTAATATTAGATATATAGAAATATATTTACTTATTTATAACTTTTATTATTAACTGGTTAGTAATAATTGAATAGTCCTATGTGGAGTCGAACCACATTCTTTTGGGTCAAAGCCAGAAATCCTCCCATTAAACGATAGTACTAAAGAATTGAAATCGGGATTTGAACCCAAACTAATAGCTCCACAGACTATTGTGCTACCTAATTACACTATATCAATCATATATTACTAATTATCTAATAATATATAAATATTTATATTATTATATTTTATTAGCTATTATAAATTTATAACACCAGATTAGTGAATTATTTGCAGAATTAGAAGCACCATTATGAGTGAATGTACAAGTCAGAGTTATTCCAGATTCTTTATCTGTAGATGTTAATGTGTATTCGACATATGTATCAACTTGATTTCTTCTGTCATCTGAGCTCTCTAAGGAAGTCCCCGTGCTTGAGCTTGCAAGTGTAGTTGTACTAATAAGTGTGCTTGAACCTGAACCGCCACTTTTTGCTATAGCATATGTACAATTTCCTGAATTAGTCGCAGAATAATTCCAAGATAATCCTGCAAAACCATAATAAATTTTAATTTTAGAACCACATTTCAATAACTGGTCTATTGTTAAAGTTACTTCTCTTGTTTCACTATATGAACCAGTACCTGAATCAGAAAACATAGTAAAATTGCCTGATGTCACAACCTCTTCATCATTATATACTACAATATTATTAAAATCTGGAGTTATTGGCATTTAATTATGCACCTCTATTATATATATTGTAGTAGTATCACTACCATTACAAATTGAACTTATTGTATCTATTTCAATATCATTCAACTGTAAATAATCTCCTCCTTTTAATTGATAACCTGTACTAACTGTTGCAGTACCATCAAATTCTATATATGCATAAGAACCACCACCATTATATATAAGTACATCTTTATAAGAAGTAGTATTTGTAAAAGTAACTGAACTACTAGTACTAGAACTTGAAATAGTTTTTATCTCATAATTATATTTTGAACCTTGAACTCCACCAAAACCTAAAATCTTTAATGTTGTAGTATCACTACCTCCACATATAGCAGAAAAAGTACTAAAAGAACAATTACTTAGTGTTATTGTTTTATATCTTGGAATAGCAAATCCACTAGTTGTTGCAGTTCCATCTAAATCGAAATAACAAGTTTTATCTCCTGCATTCTGTATAACTAAAGTATTAATATTTGTCAAACTAGAAAATGTAGCACTTGAACTAGTACTTGTGACTGATAATGTCAATACTTCAAAATTATTTTTTCTAATACTTACTCGCCTAGCAATTTCATCAAATGTATCGTTTAAGTCTGCACTAGCCAAATTTGTCTCTTCATAAGCCCAATCAGTACCACCAAGATTATCATTTCTTATTCCCATAGTTTTTATATGTCTTTAATCTTTATAAATCTAATTGATTTGATTCTTCTAATTCTGAATATACATCATATTCTACTTCTAAATTTGTTGACCAAGTACCATCCTTAATCTGATGTTTAATTGTTTTAACTCTTAAAAAGTAATAACCTTGTGGCTGATTAGGATTAACAACTCCTTGTGCTAAGTTCTTATATAATATTCTTGAACCAGTACTATACCATTTACTTGTTGTATCACTTTCTCCACTCTGAATAAATCTGTTACCCCTAATAACAAATGTACCTTTCAAATATCCTTCTTTGACTTTAGCAAAAATATCCTCACATTTCAAGTATGCTTTTCTTCTACAAACATCTTTTAATGCGTCATCATAATCACTATCACTCTCAACAATTGCTCCCCATGCAGTAGTATATGGATATGAACTTGGATAATCATACTTAGAATTAACAGTATCAAATCTATTATCAATCTTTAAAAATTCTCTTACAATACCTTTCATTGGGATAAATGTTTCTTTTAATTCTAAACTATCACTTGTCTCATTCAATTTATGACCAATAATATCTCTATTCTTCATCGGATTAGTCCCACAAGTAAAATAAATATGATTAAAGGCGTCTTCTGTTTCTGTACCCATTGTAGCATCATATATTTGCTTGAAATCTTTTTCATTATCCCAAATAAATTCACAATCTCCAACAACAGAATATGAATTAGAAATAGCAATATCAGAACTAGACACATAATTGCCAAGAGTAAAAGTTGTTGCATTATTACTAAGAATCTGATATGTCTTACCATTAACTCTAATAAGTTTATTTGCATATTCATTCGTTGTCATACTCTGTGAACTATCAGTAATAGTATTACTAGTAAATCCAGTAACTAATCCACTATCAAGTTTATTTGGTGCAGTAAGAACATACCAGTTAAGTCTATATTTCTTTTGCTCAATATCATAACTAACACTAAATTGCATATCTCTTAAAATTGTTTTAGTGTTATTCTCAAGTTCCCAACTAGTATTAACTGCATTAACACTACTAAGTTCACTAAGTAATTTATGGTATGGTTCTCTAGCAATAGCAAAATCAATAATAGGAAACGCAGAATTATCTGGTCGTAAAAGTTGTACATCTGCTTTATATGCTGTACCTATATTTGTAGTTGTATTAACTATCAAATCAAATGAACCAGTATAACTTGATACGGGGACTACAAGTTTAAGGGCGTTCACTATTGCACTAGCAGAACTATGTCCAATCTTGTATAAGTTAGTTACTCCTGAATAAATATTCTGATGTACTGTTATAGTTGTTGCAGTATTACTCAAAATTAAATAACAATATTCTTTACCAGAACTATCTTCAAATTGTAATGTTCTATTAACCCATTGATTAGTAGTCCAAGATGCAGTAGTATCTGTCATTGTATTAGAACTCTTACTTGTTAGCGTACCATTTACATTTGTAGTATATACTCCATTACTCAAACGATTAAATATTTTATAATTAATATCAACTGCTGACAAGGATAATATTTTTCCTTGTTCATTAAGAGTCCAAGTCTTTACAATATAATCCTGTAATATATCATCATATTTAGTTATGTCAATAGGTACTCCGTCCCTATACTTACAAAATATTCTTAGTATATCTTTACTAGAAAAAGCAATTTTACCTGTCGTAGGATTAACAAACTGATGTACTTTTGTTGTTTGTCCAAATAAACTTAGATTATAAATATAATTAAGTTTCAGATTAAGATTAACAACATTATTCTCTAACTTAACTCCGTCTTGTGAAGAATGGTCAATACACGCAGTTATCTCTTCAGGAACACTATTAAGATTACCAGCCTTATACCACAATATCCTATACTCTATTGTGTCTATTGTTCCTTTAACCATAACTCTATGCCTCCGGACTTACCATATATGCAGTAATAGAAACCTCAACTTTTTTAGTATCTGCTTGTTCTTTCATTACAAGGTTAGAGATATAAATGGGTAATGCAATAGCATCATAATCACTTGTACCTGTGTAACCATTAACTGATTTAGGAATTGTAGTATTACTCCAGTGATTAGTTGCTAATATTCTAAACAAACTAGAATAGAAATCAACACAATTATTATCTACAATGTCTGTATCATTATTTGGCATAAAATACAATAACTTAATTGTACCACTATCAATCCATTTTTCTAAATATAAACACGCATCAATAATATCTGTTGGACTTGCTTCTTCTTCACTATCTAATCCAGATATTTGTCTACTAAAACTAGTAGAAATCTCAATAGGGATTGCTTGTTTATTTCCTACACTTATTCTTGGTCTATAATTAGTAATATTCTTTTCAACATTAATCTCTACTTCTCTACCAATACTAATACTAAAAGGTTTAAGATTTACATACCCAGCACTTGGATTTTGTGGTGTTTCAATCTCATCATAACCATACTCAGTATTATCAATAATAATCTCATTCGCACCAATATCTTTAATAACATAATAACCCATTTTGTTTACCTCTTTGTTGGACTAAATACTGAACTAACTGTATTTATTAAACTTTTAACTCCTGAACTTCCTTCACTTACTCTCTTCTCTTTAATTGTATAAGTAAATGTTTTTCCATTCAATTCAGTTAATTTCTTCATTAATGCAGTCAAATCACTTGTCAATGCTATAACCGCAACACTTGCACTATGTGTTACTGGTATCAAACCTTCTTTAGGGTCTGTCATAAATAATACCATAGTATAAATCTGAGTACTTACATCAAATAATATTGTTTTAAGTTTTTCATACTCAACACTTAATCCTGCTACTTGTTCTTGTGATAATGACGCTAATGTAGTTTGTAGTGTTGTTGCTTGAGTATTCTGTTCAGTATAACTTTCAGAAACTCCATCAATAAGTGACTTTTGTTTATCTAACTCAATTAATGCATCTTCAACAAGTATATTTAATTCATCCATATTTTCACTACCTTTTTTCACTGCTCCAGCCCATTCTATTTGTTTATCTACCTCCCAATTATTAATTGCATCTGTAAAACCTACTGAAATATCCCCAGCTTTTTTTAATGTTTCTTCAGATTTTTCAAATGCTTCAACTATTTTCTTTGTAATTTCTTCAGTATTAAATGACTCTACAACGGCATCACTTATATTTTCTTTAGACCATAATGCGTTCCAACCTGCTTTAATGGAGTTCCACAGTTGATTAAAAGATTCTTTCATTGCGGCTACTGCAATATCTGTTATACTTGACAAACCAATAAATAATGAAGCAATTCCAGTTATTGCTAAAACAAATAAATTACCAAGTCCTGCGAGAAAAGTAACTGTTACACTTTTTATATTATTCCAAGTACCAGTAACTTCTAAACCCAAATCATCAAGATGTTTAGAATTTAATTTATATATCGCATAAATTGCAGCAGAAACAATTGCTGCTGCAAGAACCCATACTCCCAAAGTAGCAAGACTTAAACTAGATAATGCAGTAACAAAGGCACTTACACCACTAGATAGTTTTGTCCAACCAATTTTTGATAATTTCCCAATATAAATACCAATCTTTTTTAATCCAGTCCATATTTTTGAATACTTAGTTTTTTCTCCGCTACTAAATATAGTGAATAAAGTTTTTAATTGAATTAAAAAAGATGCTCCTATCAATATTCCTCCATACAATGCCAATGCTTGGGCAATAGCCACTAATGTTATTGCGAAATTTGGATGTTGTGCAAACCAATCCCCAAGTCTTTCTAACCAGTCACTAAGTTTCTCAATAGCCGAAATAATAACTGGATTATTCAAAGCATTACCAATAGCAAACTTAAGATAATTAAATGATGCAGATAATTTCTGTGTAGACTTACCAAACTGAGAATTTAATCCAGTAATATTCCTATAACTATTAACAATACTTTTAAATATTCCTCCAAATGTTCTTTGAATAGCCATACCAACAAATAATAATGTCAAGAAATCAAAATTCATTTTCTTTGTTTCTTTAATTACTTTACCTGTCTGTTTCTCTAATTCTTTCTGTGATAATGTTGTACCTTTAGTAGCAATAGCCAACTGATTCATCTTCAGTTTCATTGTATCAAGAACATCACTAGTATCTAATCCAGCATCTTTCAAAGAATTATAAGTTCTACCTAAACTAAGTACTTGACTTTGTAATTTTGTTCTAACAACTACTGGATTTTGTTCAGTATTTTTATCTTTTTTTTTTATTAATTTATTAACATCTCCAGAAACTGTAGCCTTGAAATTTAATTTCTCATTTACACTAGTTTGTAAAGCATCAATATCTTTTTTAAATTTATTTGGATTAAATGCTCTATGTAAAGATTTTTCTACAGTATTACCTAATCCAATAGTAAATTTCTGAAATTGTTTCTGGGCTTCATTAAGAGCAAGTTTAACTGCAATCTGTAATGTAGCCGTTGAAGTAGTAGTCATGTTTTATTTTTCATTAAGTGTCTTATTCTGTTCTTCTGCTTTGTAGTTTATATAACTTTCCAAATTATCCAACAAATCAAACACTATAATCATATTAGTATTCTCAGTAACTACTATCCCTGTTTCTTGTGCAAGTAAAAACATCCGAAAACTCATATTTGAATAATATTCTAACTCACTATCAGTATTAGTTGAGTTCTCAATCTTTATTCGTCTTGCTAATTGTAAGTCTTCTTCAGTTACTGGGAGATTTCTTTTTCTCACTAATCTCTGCTCTTAATCTTGCTTCTTCTAGTTTATCCTTGTCAAGCAATTTAAACGAGATACTAAACTGTTCAAACAATTTCATTAAATACATTGTTACAAGCATCTGGATTTCTTCTTGTCCTATACTATTACCATCATTATGCCTAGTAATAAAATCAATAAAATAATTCCTAAACTTATCTAGATTCTTTGTATCAGTCAAATCTTTTCCATTATTGAAAAACAATTCCTGAAAATCTTTAACCTCTTTAGGACTAACATTTGTCAATTCAAATTGAATCTCGTCTGATAACTTAATAGTTTCAAACCCCAAAGCCTTTCTGAAATCTCCTTTTAATTTAATTGTCATTTTAACAAACCTCTATGTAATTCATCTTCTACTTTATTCTCTTTTATAGTATTAAACAAATCTCTAAGTCTAGACTGTAATTCTTTTAGTTCACACTCAATATTAATAATGTGATTCTTCAAATCCTTTGTATAAACGTGGTCATGCCAAATCTTTTTCCAACGATTATCATTATGCATAGATTTACAATCATCATACCATTCGTTTAAATCTGTAAAAAATTGTAGAGGTACACTACTTTTTAGAACAAACCCGCTCCCTGTGTTGTTCTCTATTTCTTTCTTAGTATCAGTCATTTCTAGCAAACCTCTAAGACTATATAGAATTACTTATTTATAAATGTTTTTAAAACAGATAGTAATTAATACTAACTGTTTGATGCAGTACTATGCTGTGCCGTATAATATTCTCCAAAGAAGTCACTAGCATCTCCTTCAATCTCAAATGAAGCCTCTGCATATCCTTCACTATCAATAGTTGTAATATCACCTACACTGATTACCTTACAATTATTGATGAAGTAACCAAGAGTAACTGCATCAGAACTTGCAGGATTACTAATATCAGTAGTAGTTAAGATAGCCAAACCAAAATTGAAAGTTGGTGCACTACCATAATTATATCTCTTCATATTAGTTGGTGAAGTTGTAGCACTAGCAGACAATTTCATTAGGTTAGTAACCGCTCCCCTAATAGTAAGTTTAACATTTACTTGGTCTGGTTCACTCACTGCCAAATAACTATTCTGTGCACCACTTGCATTAGAAACTCCTAGATATTTAATCTTCTCTGTCTCAGATTTAGGGAAAGTAATCTCCAAATCCTTAGCAATATGGTCAAGTCTATCAATAACATCATTTGTAGCATCAACATTAAATGGCAAATCGCCTGTTGTCAATGTACCTTCAGGGAAACCCAAGTCAATATACTTACTTGCTCCCCCACCATAGTAAAATCCCCAGAAATTCCAGAAAGGTTTACTTGTAAACTGTGATGCAGTAACATCTGCAACTGCCCCTACTAAATGTGCGAAAACATATTTCGCTTTTATTGGTGTTCTTCTATTTAATACCATCTTTAATTAAATTTTATATTCATCAATCTCTCAAGTTCAAGCATTATATGATATTTAGCCCTGATAATAGGACTCATTCCAATATCCTGGTTAGTTCTTTTATAGTAAGCCGAGTTTTGTGTCTCTGCTACTTTAATCTGGTCTTGCTCTATCCCCAATTTCTGTTTAGACCAAGCCTTTATATTTTCTATATCTTTATTCCAGTCATAAGGAAATATTCCAAACTCAAGACCTTCTAACTTCTTAATATCTTCAGCACTTGGTCTTGCTATGAATAATCTTTGGTCTTCTGGATTTATAAACTTACCTTTTAATGAACCGCCACGAGAACCTGCTTTATAAGTACTAAGTGTTAACTTGGCTCGTAAAGCCCCAGTATAATTTAGTTCTCTATTCAAAACATTGTCTCCATCAAGAGTATTTTTAGCAACAACATAACCGCTAGTAACAACAGAAGATACTTTTGGAGAAATATTATTAACTATATTTCTTATTGCTTTTGCAATAAATGCATCCTTATTTAATAGTTTAATATTAACGAGTCCCATCAAATGATACCTTCATAGTAAGTTTTACATAATATGTTTTACTTTCCTTAATAAAATCTTGTATTACTTGTATATCATCAATACTAAAATCTCTTGTAACAACTTCTGCATCAGTACTAACTTCATCAGCAATATCAACTACTGTTTGTAAAGTATCCGCAACACAAAATATTGTTACAGTACCTTTTGGTAGTGACGCATATTTAAGAGTGTTAGACTTATTCTCAAAATCTATGTCAAAAGCAATATATGGTTTTGCTATTTCAGTATTCCCTATCTCTTCATAATTCAAAGGAATAACTGTATATCCAAGACTAACTAACCAAGTATAAATTGCCTGCTGTGAACTATTATATTTTGTTGCGTTTGGAATTGTCATAATTACACCTCTTTCAAATAAATAACTTTAACTATTTGTATATTCTGTAAACTTCCAACAATCTCTGAGCCTCTTCCACTATGTTCATATTCTTTACCAAACCAAGTAAATCTATACTTTGTTGTAGGAGTATCATCCAGAATAATATCTGGATCTACAAATAATGAAATCTCTCCTGTCTGTAATGGAACAGGATTATATTTAATCATATTCTTAATTGGCTCAAACTCAACAGCAATAATTGTAGTCGGAGTTCTTGCAGTTTCTGTACTAACTCCAAAAGCATCTCTAGTTCCTTTTGTGTATGGAGTTATTATCAAATTACTTCCTAATTTATTTATTACTTTATTAAATATTTTAGTTTTTAATTTGAGAGCGTTTACCATTTAATATACTCCAATAGAAAATATTCTTGAACTTCTATTACTTGATAATTTTCTTAATTTCTCTTTAATCTCTGTATCCAAACTCTTAATAGCAAATTTTAGTCCATCAGCAGATTTCTCCACAACACGAATGCTTGAAATACTAACTAATTCAGTATCTAAAGATGAAATACCAATTATACTCTCAAAATATCTCTTCTTAACCATAGCCAAACAAATCTCTCTAATAAGTAATGGAATTTCTGAAACAGAATTTCCTCCAGTATAAATTATTTGTAATTGTTTAGTACCAAAAAAATATTCTTTTGTTCTAATCAAACCTGAATTAGCATCCTCAATAACATAATCACTAGCACTTAATGCAGTCCAAGTTGGTGCAAAAGTATCTCCATTTGAATTGTATGAGATACTAGTAATTGATACAATCGGAGTTCGTTTTAGAAAGAAAGTATTACTTGTTACTTGTGGAGATAATACTTCTGTCTCAGTGCCTAAATCAAAAGTTTTTTGTGTATATGAATCTATATCATCTTCTGAAGCGGTAATCCAGTCTTCTACAAGACTACGCTTAGGATAATCTGTATCATTTAGAGATAAATCTAAATAATCAGAAACTTCTTGCAAACTACAATATCTATTTACCATACACTTTAACAGAATTACAAATTTATAAATATATGTAAAGAAAAATTATTTCTTTGAAACCTTATCTGTAACAACAGCAGGTTTTGGAGTAATAGATTCTTCATATGCTTTAATATCAAACAAAACCGGTTTACCAAGATTTGTATCCAAAACAATTTCTCTATTTCCATTCTTAACTTCCCTTACTTCAAGAGGTTGTTTCGTTGCTAGACCATTAATAGCCATTACATTAAAATAACCGGGGAAATCTCTCAAGATTCTATCTGCAATTTCTCCAGTCATAGTAGTACACTTATATGGCTGAAACTCAACATTATAGATAGTTACTTGTTCATTACAAATAAACGGAATAAGTGTCACCATCTGTGATACTGCACCATCAAATGTAGGAAATAAATATCTCAAGTCTTGGATTGTTCTAAATCCACCCATTTTTTCTGCCTCTCTCAACGAAGCAAGTTTTGTTTTCAAATTCAAATTATTATCTTCCATTTTCAATCAAAAGCATAATTATAAAAAAAGGTGTTAACCTTATGCCGAGTTAACAACTTGTACAGAAGCATCAACAAGAACTTCTGTTCCAAACATCTCCCAATAGTGGAATGTAACAGCCCTTTCTCTGATGTTCTCTTCTCCCCATCTAAATTCTGGAGTTCTCTTTTGCATATAAACAAAAGGCTGATTCTTACCAAGAGCAATATTCTTGTATACATTAATACCTCCAGATCCTGTAGCAGTGTACTGAATCCTATTACTTACAAATACCTTAATTCCCTGATAACCATAAGAACCAACTTCTCCTGTCCTCAAAATAGAACCGGCAGTAACTGGGTTTTTAGAGTAATCAATGAAGTTTGTATCCTTCCTCAAATCACCAAATGCCTTAGGGTGAATCACAACAGAAGAACAACCTCTAGCCTGAGTCTGCATCATAGCAACATCAACTTCTACAAGTGTTGCACCATTCAAAACATCAGTAGAAATAATTGCAGCATCATTTGCCCTATTATTAACATACTTAGCAGTAGTACTTGTAGTCATAAGTTCTGTAACAATAACATTCTCCCTATTAACAGATAAAGCACCAAGTGCATTATACTTTGCGTTGTTAACAATGAAATCAAATCCATAGTTCAACTCTTCCAAAGAAAACTGCTTACTGTCACCATAACCTGCGAAAGTAACTGTTTTCTGAGATACTACATAAGCACTAACTGGAGTGATTGTACCTTCTGTAAGTGCAGATGCTGTCCAACCTCCCTCAATTACCTTATTAAACTGTTTACCTGGTTTCTCAAGCATTCTTGTATCCTGAATACCAAGCGGTCTAACAACTTCCATGTCATACATGTATTTGATAGCCTCTTCGTCATAAACTACTGGGTTTACATAACCCGCAGTAGCATTATTTGTCTTGTAAATATTTGCATCGTATGCCATCTTTATTCGTATTTACCTTGTCTTATATTTCTAATCAAAGCCTGAACTTTTTCTGTATCCGGAACCTGTGGATCTTTCCAGAAATTATAGTTTGCCTGATTAACTGTAGAGTAAGGATTTCCTCCAGTTGTTTGTGCTACACCCTTTTGAGTAATAACACTTTCTTTCAATTCGGACACTTGCTTATTTAGAGTTTCTATACTCTTACTATGTGCTTCATTAACCTTAGTTAATAACTGTTTAACAGTATCAGCACTAACCATACCTTCCTTTGCAGTATTTATGGCTTCTTTCTTAACTTCATCAAGTTTCTTCTTATTCTCAGTCTCAATCTCTAGCAATAATTTATCCAAATCAATCTCATTCACTTGCTTAACTTCAACTGGTTTCACTGGTTCAGCAGGTTTATTCTCCTGTTGATTTACTTCCGTCATCTAGTTCAACCTCCTTGATTTTATTGTCTAAAGCCTTAAGCAACATCTTCTCCTTTTCAATGGTAACCTCTTTTTCTACTCGTTGCATTTCACCAATCAAAACTTCATACTCCACAGATAACTTACTATACTCATCCATCAATAAGTATCTTGGTTTATCCCCAACAATCTGATAATTATCAAGTTTCAACTTTATAATTCTCTTATACATCTCTTCTGCCTTATTTAATAAATCAAGTTTCAACTGAACACTTGCTCTCTGGGTCTTTAGCGTTTCAATAACTTTAGTATTATCAACCATTTTCATTCAATCTTTTTTTCTATATTATAGATTTTAGCATTCTTGTTTGCTGGACTACTAGTCAAAGTCCAACCAAGTTTACTAGCATCTATAATAGTATTATTATAAGTTAAAGCATCTTTAAATTCTGCACTTAACTTAAGATAATGACCCTGTTTCTGCAATTCTAGCAACTTTTTATAATCAGGATATTTAGGATTTAACTTAAATCTAATATGTAACTGATTCTTATCAAGTTTTATACTGTCAAGCAGTGCAGGTTCTTTACCCTTAACTATATCAGTGGAGAGTGGACTTTTTAAATCTTTGTCAAATTCGCAATGATCAATAGTACCATACTCCTCAATAAAGTTATGTTGTGTAAACTTACTTAAAAGATTCTCGGAGACATTATTATAAATATTACTGCAATCAGTACCAGCAAGAGTAACAATACCATCCATATAGTAGTGCACATTAGTTCCACTACTAGATTTCGTAATAGTCTTTTTAACAGACAAGTCATTTATTTGCCATTCTTTAGTATTTGAATATAACTTTTTAAAAGCCAATGCTGCATTTTTAGTTGCAATAGTAGCATCTTGTCCTTTTTCTATTAATTTACTGTACAGATGAGTATATAATTCTTTTGCTTTTGTCTCCATAATCATTTTTATATAGTTACTAGTATATATATGTTACTATTCAAATATAGTTTCAATGTCTGCTGGACTCACTAAATGTGGCTCAGAATATAAATCGTGTAAATGTGCAGTCAATTCACTACAAAACATTCCTTTAGAATCACTTGTTTTAGTACCAAATATATTAAAGAAACCAATCCTATAAATACCAAGCAATGAATATTTCAAACCTAAACACACTTTCAATCTCGTATCAAACCTCTGTTTATTAAATCTCTCTTGTCTACATATAATTATTTCTTTTGTTTTAATCTTAGATAATATCCAATTTGGATCTACTTCTTTCTTACATACTCCTTCGTGAAATAAAGACTGAACAATAAAATGTTTATTCCCTTCTTTGATATATGTGGCAGTGTGTACTGCTCTTGATAATGTGAATAACTGTATAAATATTCTTGAAAAATACCAATTACGAGTTTCTTTATTAAATAAACCTTTTAGTAGTTTATTCCATTTACCTCCTTTAAACAATAATATATCTCCAGATTTTAATAATTCTTTCATTTTAAAAACCACCCTATAACAACTCCAACTCCTGAAATAATTCCAGATATTGAATATACTTTAACTGCTAATGTATCAAGTCTGTTTTCCATAACAGATTTTTCTTGTTCTAATGTTTCTACTTTATTTTTCAAAACAGCAACCTCAGTATTTTGTGTTGATAACAAATTCTTAATAATTTCTAGTTTATCATCAATTTTATCCATATACACTTCCAATTTATAGAGATTAGATTTGATATTGTTTATCTCAATCCCTATCTTTCTAACAGGTTCACAATCATTTAAATCTTTGTCACAACTTTCCATAGTTACACTCCAGGTTGAACATAGTAGTTCATCTTAACTGTTACATAATTATTTGTTGTAGTAGAATTAATAACTCTAATCAAATATTTAGAATTATTCTTTAAAATCCATTCATTTGTACTTCTTTGTTCTCCTCCAGAACCTCTATCAATAGCAAAATGTAAATGTTCTAATTCTGTACCAACATTAGTAACTATTGGTGTATGAAAAAAACTAACTTCTGTTTCAGATACTTGTGGGTCTGCCCTATTTCTATTTCTTGAATCTATAGTAGTACCATTATTTGTTACTACACAATCTTCATAAAGATAATAATCTATTTCTGATTCAAAAAATATTTTTGGAAGAAAATGATATCGTTTTATTGTAGAATTAGGAGTGATAATTAATATATCAATAGACCCTGAATTTGGTATATCAATAGAAATATTACTAGTCAAAGAATCTCCACAGTGTATTTCGTGATGTTCAACATCTATAACTATTGGACTACCTCTAAAATAAGTATCTGATGCCATATTAGATATTTCTCCAAATTCATCAATCAATTTCAAAATAACCTTTTTTGCACTAATATCAATATCGTGCTCCAAATTATTTAATGTATGTTCACTCTGAAAAACCATTTTTAGTAAAAAAATATAATATCAAGTATACGCCTTCTGAAATCTCTTGAACAGAATGTATAGGATATTCTTGTTCTTGTATTTTTAGTAAAGCATCATTAAGTTGATTTAATCTATTCTCAGGACTACCTATTGTTTGTATCCTTATTGCTTGAATATATCTACTTAATTTGTCACTTATCATTTTCTAACTTATATAAATAATTATAGTATATAAATGTTACTATAACATACTTGCTGCAAATACTTGTTCCTTACTTGATGGATTATCAGGTAAATTGTCTGTTCTTTCTTTTACAGCAGTTAAGTCGCTTTGACTTCCTCTTGTTGAAACTGCAACATCAAGGTTTGAAGTATTTAATCCAAATAATTGTGCACTTTCACTAGCAGTTAATCCACTTGTTCCTGTTTCTGCGATATATACTTTATCAGAAAACGCAGTAATCCCTGCACCCCACAAAATTCTTGTACCACCAATCTTTTGTAACCATACATCATTATCGGTAAAAGTAAGATTATCTGTTGTTGCATTTACATTAATTAATTGTAAATCAAGTAAGTCTCCGTCCTGTTTCAAGTTACCAACATCTTGTGCATATAACCCACCAAAGAAATATCTAATCCCTTCTTCAGTTGTTTCATTATCCTTAAACCAAGCATAGAATCTTTTCTTTGTAGTTTCACCGTCTGGGTCATCAATCTCAGTATATATATTCAGAACATCGGCAGTAAATTCCGTAACTGTTGAACCATCAATTCCATAACTTGTATATACAGAATCATTTGTTTGCGTGTCAATAAATTCTAATCCTGCAGCACTAGAAAATACTCCTTGTGTCTCTATTGTTTCCTTTGCAGTAGTACCATTAACATATGCTGCTCTCATTCGGATAATATCTCCGTCTTCTGCCTCACTTGAACTTGTAATCTCATACGAGTATCCTAACCCACCACTAACAACTGAGTTATCAATCTCCAAATCTTTTGTAATGTTATAAATTTGTACTCGTGTACCATCAATCAAATTTGCATTAGATACTGCAACAATCGGAGCAAGAATGTTCACGGTTGCACCAGCAGTAGTATAAGTTGGTACATCTCCAGTTGAATCAACAGTAATATTAACTGTTCCAGTTGTTGCTGTAACATTAATATCTGTTGTAAAACCAGTATATGTTACTCCAGTCAAGGTATAGTTTCCTGCACTTCCAATCTCTATCGCATAATTACTTGAAGTTGCAGTATTAAACGCAATATTGGTCATACTTGATGTTGTGCTAATACTACAACCTGTTCCGTCGCCAGGATTTGTGAAATTACAACCAGTTAAAGTCAATCCACTCAAATCAATTTTATTACATCCAGAAAAAGACATTCCTGAATAGGTCATAATATTTCTAAGAGTAACATTTGCGTTTACAATAGTTAGCCCAGTGAAATCATATGTTGCACTTGCACTTGCTGAGGTGTGCATTTCAAATTTAATCCTACTTCCTCCAGCAATAGTTGCAGACCTTAATTTAATTGTGTCTCCTGATTTACCATAAATTGTCACACCACAATATCCATCATCAACGTGGAATTTCCCATACTTGTTTGACAAGTTATACTTTACAGGGTATGTCAAGTTGAACAAACTTGCATCAATGTACACCGCATCATTACCTCCAATTCTAATAGGGACATAACACTCAGAGTTATTCTGAATCAATGGACACGGATAAGCATTAGCACACGCAACAATCTGCTCCCAAGTTCCAGGATATACACTTGTTCCACCATTAATTACTAGTTCTGTAACATTCATCAACTGCGAATAATATACAGTTGATGTACCATTTATGTTGTTTGGTGCAATCAACATTTTTATAATTGAATTACTTGCAGGAGGCGTACTACTTACCCAAGTACTCGTGTCTGTACTTTGTCCTACTTGAACAGCATACACATTTCTTGCGTCTGCTTTCGTGTCTTTTGCATCATAGCCTCCAACAATCCAAGTCTTGAACTGATTACTTGAGTTTCCTATACAGAACGGGATTCCACCATATTCTAAATTACCAATATCTGTCTGGTCTCGTGGTGTTCCAAAGATATATGTTCCTACCGTTACCCCGCTTGACAAATCAAACCCGCTCGCACCAAATATTCGTGTGGCACCAGCATAAATATTACCCGTTGAACCAGGACTTGATGCAATACTTGCCTCTGATGTGTTTACCCCAGTATCTCCAACTGAAGCAAGAGCATCATACTGCAATCCCTTCATTCCAACCCAAGCTTGTGAAATTGTTGGATTCGTTGTGTACACTGTTGTAAGTCTCCATCTAATCCAATATGCACTCTGTCCGTTCACTGTTGTTGTTGTCCAGTTTGATAATACATTACTAAACGCAAATGTCTGGTTATCATTAACTGTTGCGGTCAAAGACGATGTCTGGTCATATTGATTAGGCAATGTCACCCAAGCACTATTATTCCAGTATTCTTTAACCAATACACCACCAACACCGGCAGTACAACCCGCCCTATCAATTCTCATTGCAGAGAATTTTGAGGAACTTCCAATATAGAACGCATCTCCAACCTGTTGAACCCCAACGTCCGCAAACGGCAAAACATCTGCATCTGTTGACGAATTTATTTGCGAGGTATAATCTGTGAATGTTCCTCCTCTATCTTGTAACGCATACTCTACTGCTCTTCCTGTACCAAGTAACCAAGAATCTGATATACTACCACTATCAGCATTTGATGTTCTAATACCTCCTGCTTTCAACGGGTCAATAATTGTCATACCACTAGCACTCGGATATAACGGAACAACACCCGTTCCAACATCTTCAATCGCAACAGCAATTAATACCGACTCATCAGCAGTTCCATTGATAATCCATTCTTGTGCCCCTGTGCTTCCAGCAGTTTTCTGGAATCTCCAACTAACCCCAAGCCCAACAGTTGCACCGTCATCTTTCGCAGATAACAAGAAAGTACCGGGTTTCGACACAGGCTGAACTGCACCATCACTTGAACAAGAAAACAACAGCAAACAATTATCAACTGTTGTAGTAATTGCATTACAAGTATATGGTTCACCCGCAGAATCCGTGTTTATTCCAGAAACATTAATTGGGTTACTTGGATTAAAATCAACAACAGCAACTGAACATCCACACCACGCATCTGCATCTGTTGAAGTAACAACAGGAGTAGTTTCAGAACTGGATGCTGCAATCTTATACCACGCACCACCACGACAAGTATTATTTCCTGATGTACCAACAACACCCTCACGAATTAATGTCCAGCCAGACGGGGTACTAATTGTTCCACCGGCACCATCATCTTTTGCTACAAAAATCACGAGTAGGTCCCCTATAGTATAATCTGATGGCAATGATACAGAAAACGACGTTGTATCTGTTCCTGTCTGATTATCATTTTTTGATTTTACTCGTGCCATTTTTTAGTCTATACCTCCCTCAAAATAACTATTTTTCCTTCTTCAGTCTTTGCTCTTAAATTTCTAACATTCAAAATCAAATCTTTATTCTTAATTTTAATCTTTGAATCTTTATCAAGTTTATTGACATCAATCTCAACTTGTTCTCTTAACAGACTCTTGTCTTCTGAATTAACTACAAAATATATTTTCTTAACCATTTTAACTGTAACTCCATTGAATAGGTTTTGGTAAGCCACTCGCATAACTAATTGTTTTAGTTAGTGTCTTGCTCAATATTTCATCAACTATTGAAATAGTTGTTGGAAGACCATCAGTATAAGTAATAGTTTGCGTAAATAATTTAGTAACCTTTGCGTAAGTATCCCAAACATCAATCGTTGTAGGTAATCCATCAGTATATGTTGGGTCTAGGTATGCCGAGCTATATGTATTCTTGAATTTTAAAATTGCTTCAACAATACCTAAATCACTACCGCCGCCACCACTAGAAACTTTCCATATAGCGTTACCAGTACTGGTATCTTTTGTCAATACATACTCATTTGTTGCACCACTTACAGCAGTCAAATTATTCAACGAAGTTTGTCTGTTATTAACATCAGATAAATTTTGTGATTTAACCATTAAACCACTCAAATCTTGGTCACCAGTATTAACTCCACTAGTATTACCTATGACTGTCTGTTGTGCATCAGTCACAAATCTTTTGTCTAAAGAATCAGTTATATTTGCAGTAGTTGTTGTATCAGCATTTGCTACATTCCCAAGTCCAACATCAGATTTTGTAAGAGACAAATCAAGTTCTATAGTCTTGTTTGTTTCATTGTTAGTGACTATTAGTCCTGCGTCCTTTGACACAATATTTTTGAATTGCAAATCAACACCTGACTTCAAAGCGAATACTCCAATCCCTTCAGTACCAATATTACTTGCGGTGTTTGCTTCTCCTCCACCACCAGCACTTCCTCCTGCCGAAGTAGTTCCAAATTTGCCAATATTAATGAATTTTGCTTTATCTGTATCACTCAAATCTGTACATCCTTCTTGAACAACCAAATAACATCTAATTACGTCTCCTGCATTATATGGATTAATTTCAATCTCCGAAATTCCTAGTGCTTCTGCTTCTTGTAAAGTATCAAATACTTCTTGACCGTACTGAATACTCGTCCAATCACCAATCGGATAAAACGAAATCTGTTGAACTGTGAATTTACCTGTAGGAACAGGACTTAATCCGTCACCATCGTCATACTGGTTAGGGTCAATAGTTGTTTGGTCTGTTGGGTCGTTATACCAACCACTTAATTCTGCTGTGTCACGATACGAATAATAAAAAACAAGTCCTTCATCCAAAGAATGAATTGTAATGTTTGGACTTTTTACATCATTAACATAATTAGCCCCCATCGCAAATACTTCTCCTGCACTTCTGTTTATCATTAAATTTGAGTCGTTTGCATAGTATTCATTACCAAATCTATTAAGTTTCCCGAGTGTGTTTGCCGTATCAGATAACTGACAATATGTTTCTGCGGCATATTCTGGCTCTGTTCCAACATCAGTAATCTCGGCATTATCTGGGTGGTCTAACCAACCAATAAAAATCTCTTCTCTTTTCTGATGTTTAGTTGGTTCCATATCTCTAAATACAAAATTCCCATTAACATCTATTGAAACATATGTAGTCTGCCAAGAAGCAATATTTGGTATAGAAATACCTAATTGCTCAACCCAAGTAATTTTTGTTCTAACCGAAGGATTCACACTGTTATCAATTATACAACCACAACCTTCTGTAATATCAAATTTTGTTGGGTCGCTTCCATTAATTGACAAATATCCTCCGAAAAATAATCCTGTACTGAGTGCTTTACTTAGTGCGTTATCTGTTTCTGTTATGTGAGTATCAATCTGTGCGTGAGTATTCACACCTATATCACTTAAACCTGTGTGCGAAGTAATCACATCTACATCAAAAGTTATTTCATTACCTGTGCTTGTAATATTCACACGATTACCTTCAACCAAAGATTTGAATTGTAATTTATTAGTATCTTTACCTGCATAGATAACTACTCCAGTTCCAAGATTCTCTCCTACATTCGCTTCTCCTTCACTTATTCCTCCTTCAATAGTAACATTAATTGGCTGGGCATCTGCTATAGTTACATTGATCGGTTGTGCATCAGTAATTGTTACATGTATTTCATCAGCCATTTTGTTATCACTCCTAAGTAGTTCTTCTTGTTACGTCGTTTGTCACAATAAAGAATCCTTGTAAAACTGTTTTAATTGCACCAGCACTTGATTTGTATTGAACATCATAAACATATTTTGTTATGTCTAGTGTTCCGGTCTCTGCTGAACTAAGAACAAACTGGGTTATACCACCAACAGGATTTGTATGTGTAGTTATTGTTTTCTTTAGAACAGTATTTGTTACATCAGTATTGTCGGTATCAAATCTTGTTTTAACAGTAAAGAATACTGTTGAATCTGTGATATTTATTGCCACACCATCGTCATCTTTAAAGTTTATATCATAAACATATGAATCTCCTCTTATTATTGTTATGTCAGTCATTTGTTACCCAACTCCTTTTGTGTTTTCTTTCCCTTTGTAACTTCAGCACCACTAGCAAAGTCCTGTGATGTTTTTTGTCTTGAAGGATGTATGTCGCTATTCTTATCAAGTTTAGATTCTACTTGCATTTCCAGTTTCTGTTCTTGAGTAAACAAAATATCTTTTGGTAAATCTGGGATTCTTTCAACTAACCATTTATTCACAATCTCTGGCTTACCTCCCATATTAACAAGTTTCTGAGCCATATCCAAGTAATCATTCGCACTCTTATCATCTAATGGATTAAACTTTAATTTTGCATCTTTGAAACCAAGCATTGGGAATAATTCTTGTTCAACCTCATCCTTGATAACTCCTCGTACATATTCAATCATTGTGTAAAAAGAATACCTAACTTGATACTCCGCATTACTTCTGTTACTAGTTCCAAGAATACCAACATTCAAAGGAGGTAACTGCAACAACGCAAGAATCTGTGCCCTACAATAATCCAAAATATTTAACAATTCAGTAAACCCAGTAATAGCCCGTAATGGCTCGTGTGTAGCGTGTTCACCTGCAAGTACTAAAAACTTCTTTGGGTCATTCATTGTATCAATCATCAACTGCATATATTTCTTTAAATTATCCTCATTGAAATCTTCTGGAACCTTAATCACTGTTCTAAACTGATTACTAGCAAACAACCAATTAATGAATCCCTCAATCAAATGTTTCAAATCAATCGTCTCTTTCAAAGTAAGCAAAGTATTGTGTCCCCACGCAGTACTGTCCATCTCGTTATAGTTACTGTAAAAAATTTCGTTAAGTTCAAATTTAATTACTTTTGGCTGTTCAGGATTTTGAGTGATATCAGTTTGAGCATATCCTTCTGGTTCTCCGTGTTCATTAACAAGTATCTCAAATGTCGGAGTATCATACACACAAAGTTTTGTAACTTCATTATTAGCATTCTTAACAATTTCTGTGAATGATGCTTTGTACATCAAAAGTTGCCAGGCATACTTCCGCATAAATCTATCAAATCTCAATTTATTCAGTTTCTCTTTGTCTGCTCCAAGAACCTCATAACCATTCTTAAACAAGTATGCAACAGTAATCTCATAACACGCTCTAACTAGTGGGTCTTCTTGTATAGTTTTCAAAACATTAACTCCTTTCTTGTCTTGTACGGTACCTGTAGGCTCTGTTCCACTAAGTCCTTCCTTCAAGTAACCCTTCATAGCTTTTAGAAGAACATCGTGTTTTTTTAGTCTGGACTCAATAACTTTTTCCATTTATGAAAGATATATAAAGTCTGGAGTTTATATACTTATCTATAAGTGATAGAAAATGACTGAAAATATGACCCTGCAAAACGGGTATACTAAAATTGAGCCAAAGTATTACGCACTTGAAAAGGTGTTCAAAGACCAAAAACTGAAATATGAGTTCTTAACAAAGAAACTTAGGTTGGTAATTGACTTCAATATTGAGAGACATTATGATGAGTTGTATGTGTTATGCTATAATGACCCACTCTATTTCTCAGTGTTTATGCTAGACATCATTCCTAGACCACACCAAATGTATATGCTAGAACGAATGACCAAAACAAAAAGATTAGCAATGTGTCTAGGAAGAAGAATGGGTAAAACATTAGCAGTTAAGATATTTGTGTTATGGGCTACATACTTCAATAAATTCCCAAGCGAACTTAGTGGAACAACATTTAACATTATTTGTCAAGATGGAGATACAGGTAAAGACTCGTATATGGAAGAATTCTACATGATTATTGAAGAAGGTGATGACAAAATCAAGAATATCTGGAAAGGTAAACTTGGAGATAACTGGTTCACTAGCAAACTCCTAACAAAAAGAGAAAAGTCAGGTAAAGTAACGGCTTCTCAACTCTCTATCAAAATCCTTGATGAACCATCACAACAAGAAAAAATCTGTAAAATTAGAGTATTGCCACCAACAAACAAAGCAAGAAGTAAAGAAGGTAACTTTATTGGAGATGAGGTCAGTTCTTGGAAATACAATAACTCGTGTCCAAATGATATTGATTTCTATGATACGGTTGTTCACCCAATTCTTAGTGATAATCCTAACTATGTCTCAATACTACTATCTACTCCAAATGGATATGGAGATGTCTGGGAACGGAACTTTGATCCTGAAAAGAAGTTTAATTCTGAGTATGAACAAATTTGGCTCCCTTGCTGGGCTTACACTAAACCAGAATATCTGGCTATGATGGAAGAACTCAAAAGCAAATATGCGTCAAGAGGAGAAATGTGGAAATTCCAACAAGAATATGAAGCAAGGTTCGTTCAAATGAGAGACCAATACTTTGATGAAAATAACCATATTCAACAATTCCTCTCAGAAAAATCTGTGTTCAGAGAACCTATCAATGGCTCTAATCTATTCCTGGGACTAGATTTTGGTGGTACTATGACAAGCCACACCGCTATTGCTATTGCTGAGGAAACACAAAAAGAACAAGAAGCAAATCTCATCTACTACAAAGAATACCCAGTTAACCAAGATAACACGCTTCTTACAGACATTAACAACATACTTAGAAAATATCCTAACATCAGAAAACTTGTCTATGATAACAAAGGAGGTAGATTCATTGAACAAAAACTGAAAGAACTATATGGGGACTATAGAATTCAACCGTTTAACTTCTCAACTGATAAACTTAAAGGATACTCATTACTTAAATCAGCTATGCATAATAACAAAATCAAAGCACCTAAAGATAAACTCATTCAAGCACAACTTAGAAACTTCACCGATAAACTTAAACCACAATCAAAAGAAATATCAGATGATGTTCTCGATGCTATTATGATGGCGTTCTTCCCTATACTTGATAAAAATATCACTCAATTCAAAGTCGTAACGTATTAAACAGGATATCTATATGAGTTATATCTATCTCACAGAGGTAACTCCTCTATATCCTCAATCCGTAATTTTGAGCTATTTTGTAATAACTTATAAGTAACTACATGTTCCTACATATAAGTAGTGAAGAAGTGAGATATATATATTATATATATATATATATATATATTATATATTATATATATTATATAAGATATATATTATATATATTATATATATGTTATATATGTGTTATATATATATATAATATGGGATAGATATATATATATATATGTTATGTAGGTTTTTGTACAGAATTCAGAACAGAGTGTATGTACTATGAGTGACAACAATAAAGAATTAGTAAAATAAATCAGAAAATTTGAGAGATTTGTAGATAAAAACTCTGTGGAACCCTACTATTGGTTCTATGTATGTAGAAGAGAAGAATATCTCATTCTGTCCTATATACAGCCACGTCCCCCCGTTCTCGTGTATACTTCGATTGATGGCTAGAATCAATCTCCTCCCGTCTATGTGCGGGTACTTCTCTTTTCGAATTGGCATATTTTTTTGTTGTTGCGTCATTTTTCACACTTTTTGAGTACGGGAGGAACCCTCCCCTCAGGAGTTTGTCCTCTATACTCATCATTTTTCCTCCGCCACAATAATGTACTCGAAAAATCCGTTGTAGTGTCTGGCTTCTTCTACCACGTATCTTCTATTATTTTTTTCAAAAACAAATCTTCCGTCGAAATTTTGACCTCGTTCTTCGAACCCTTCGGATAGCAGCGCAGAGATTGCTGAGCAAAAACGTTTGTTTTGTTTGGGGCGCACGACGATTCGCGTCATTGTGCCGCCTCCCAGAAGAAGTATAGAGTATCCCCCTGCATCTTGTATTGTATTTTTTCTTCGGTTTTTTTCCCCACATTGTACCTCGTAAAATACCCTCTCAATGCCCGAGACATCGCACTCTCGCAGAAGTCGCCCTTCATATTCTCAACCATCCCAGCAATATATCTCTCCGCGAGTACTCGGTTGTTCTCGTCTGCTGTCGCCATTTTCTCGCTGATATCTTGAATAGTGTGAACTTCTCCCGCACACATTATCTTCTTCAAGAAATCTCCAAAACTGAACCTGACCCGTGACGATGTCATTGCATCGAACTCTGCTCTTGACATTTTTGTGCGTCTGTTTCTTTCATTTTGACACATTTTTTGA